GCAGCTGAGAGTCCAAAGACTCATCAGTATTCCGATTTCATAGATATTCATTTACTGCCCTTCTAGTGCGCCCTTCGCACCTTCTTGGCATAAGTGTTACACGACTAGCCGACACGACCTAGCACATTTAGATAACGATTTGGTAACAGTTCGCCCTCATCCATAGCGTCATCTATCGTGCGGCGGATATCTGGGAAGTCATCTAGCCCGGCCATAGCGCCTGCCACCGACAACGAATGTTCCATCTTTTTCAAGGTTGATCAAAGTAACTTGGCTATCCTCAACGATGATAAAAGCCTGCTGCCAGTTCATAGTTCCCTTGGTATAGCCAGCCTTACGGACATCCATGAGATGCCCACCTTCTACGCCTCGCAGGATGCGCCCTATCTTGCCCCCAGAAGCCTCTGTAAAGGCCGATGAGCCAGCCCTATGAGTGTGTCCGCATACCACGCTTAAACCATGCCTACGAGCCGCTCCAAGGGCTGTAAGACCCGCGTTAGGGTTGATGCCCTGCTCGTCTCCATGAACTGCCACCCAGCCCTTAGCAAAGGCGTATGGCTTCTTATGGTAAGTAATGCCTAATTCATCTAAACGCATGAAGCGCTCAAACTTCAACTCTGGCAAGGCTAAGAATGCTGGAATCTTTTTCATGATCACATTGTAGAGACGATCTGTGTGATTAGATCGGATCATGTGAGCCTCTTTAGAATGCTCGACTAAAGACCAAAGAACTTCTACTGCCTGATCTCTGTCCTCGGCTAGTGTCTGCTCGTACCAGCCCGGCGTTCCGTCTGACCATCGGCTGATCTGTGGGAGGTCGATTTCATCTCCCAATGTAACCACGCTATCTGGGCGGTATGCCTTAATAAAAGATGCAACATTGCGGACAGCAACTTCGTCATGATATGGCACTTGCAGGTCTGGCACTATAACTGTGCGTTTCAAGTTTAATCCTCATCGTCATCGTCATAAGGGATGGAGTCGGGAAGTTGTGGCAGCCAGTTAGGTGTGGGCAGGATGGTTGCCGGGTAAGTTAAAGGTTCAAGCAAGATAGCCAGAGCCATCTCTGTTGAGAACCCTGCTCGTCTTAGAGATTTGTAATACTCATTTAGCCCGATGCAGTACTGATCGAGCATAGAGTAAGCCTCTAAGTCAATAGCCTTTTTGCGAGCCATAGGATTATTGTCGCTCTAAAAGTATGTTGTAAATCTCATCGACACGCCCATTGAGTCGTTTAATCTCCGACAGCAAGTGTGTGATCACATATCCCGCTAATCCACCCACTATCGCAAGCGTGGCAATATAAAGATTTAAGTAATCCGTTGGAGTCATCGCTTAGGTGTCGCATATCCAAAGACCCCAGCTAGTACAGCCCACAGGATCGAACGGTAATCTGCTGCGAAATTAGATGCAGCCCAAGCAGATAAGAATGCGCCTGCTGTGAGTAGGTAAGGGTTTTTCATGTTCATAGTGAGCCTCCTAGTAACGGGATATTAAAGAACGAACCATCTTGATCACCTTTGATGCTGAACGAGACATGCATATGATGGCGATGCTTGTTAATCCCAGTATAAGTTCTCCAGCGCCAAGCGCTCTTGGCTGAACAGATTTTGGACTCAAATATGATGTATTTGATCCGCTTGTCTGTCTTGGCAAGGAGTCGAAGTTGATCAGCAATATCGGGCATGAGGTCTGGTTTAGCCTTACCAGAGACATCTCGATCGAGGTCGACCGCTCTAACATACCCAGTCGATGAACAAGGTATGTGATCGCTAGTGCCGCCTGCACGATGTCTGGCATCGGCGATCCAGCCATCGGAAGTGCGATCGCGGTCTGGGAACGAGTCATCGAATTGTTCTCGTAACTGTTGCCCGGCTTTGCATAACTTTGGCTTCATGCCAGTAGTAGTGCCAGTTCATCTGGAGTTAGTCCTAAGCGCTCTGCGATAGCAGCCTTAGCCTCAGCCTTTTCCGCTGCCGCTTGTTCCTCATCTGCCTTAGCCTTTGCGTAAGCGACTGCATCTGCTTCGCGTTGCTTAACCTCTGCTGCTGTTAGTTCAACCTCAGAGACTTCGCCTGTCTCGCAGTTTACGATGATCTTTGTGTCTGCCATTTTGTCTCCTATGATTTAGATATGCCGTAGAGTGAAGCGGTTGTATATTGTGCAAAAGAATTAGCACTAGGTTCTAACTTCAAAGAAGTAATTGCAGAAGTTAGATTTACCAGAGTGGCGAGCAAAGTAGCGTAGGCAGTTGTACCGTTATTCTCTGTTACATTGTCCGTTGAAATAGACTTTTGAGTAGTACCAAAAGCGTTGGGAATATAAATATCAAAAGAACCAAAAGTCGAGGCTGTGTCTGCGCTGTTAGTTTCATTTCCTACATAGCCAAAAGCGCTGCCACTATTTGACGAAGCGGCTGAGCCTGAACCCTGCAAGAAACGATAAGTTCCAGTTGAGGAGTTGCCGTTAAAAGAAATCTTTACCGCGCCGTCTGCTAGGGTATTTCTTGCGCTTAGTTTTACAACTAAATCTGTATAAGTGCTAGGGATAGAAGTGAACTCTATATTTGATGCACCTAATACGCCAACCGTTACGGTGCTTGCTATCTTTACATAAGTGTTAGCCATTATGCCGCCTTAATTCCGTATAGAGTAAAGGTTGAGCCTGTAATAAAGTTACCAGCGCTAGAAGAAAATAACTTGATACTGTTTATCGCTTCAGGGGTTTTGCGCCATAGACCGACAGTGGCTTCCGTGCCTGGGTAAGTTCCGCCGTTACTTGTTTTGCGTATTAAAACAGTTTTAAAAGTGGTTGTGTTGGCGTAATTTTGCACATGAAAAGTTACTGTATCTAAAATAGTTGTAGCGCCAGCGATGTTGTTACCGTCTGCTATAAATGTTGCAGAAGTAGAGCGATTAGATACTGCACTTGAACCTGTACCAGCAAGAAAAGTAGCTGAGTAATTTGAAGTGGTATCGCCGTTAAACTGTAAGCAGGTGTAATAGTTGGCTGCGCTATATCCCACATTAGTTACAATAATTAAATCGGTGTAAGCGGCGCTGATCGAAGTAAAAGTATAACTAGCCTGTGCGCTAGATAATGTATGAGTCGCTATTGGTTCATAAGTTGCTGGCATTATTTAATCCCATACAGAGCGAAGGTAGTATATTGAGCAAAGTTAGCGGTTTGACTTAATTTGATTGAAGTGACTGCATTTGTGTTACGCCACGATCCTGAACTCAGCCAAATACCACCGCTGCCATTTAAGTCAATTCCATAAAGTATTCGGTTTGTTTTGTACTTATTAGTATTGGCGTAATCTAAAATATCTATGACCATTCCAGCATAAGTGCTTGCTGTGCCGCCTGTTCCTGTTGTCCAACCTAAAGCAGTAGTGCTTGCACTTGCACCTGCGTTAGCAGCGCCTGAACCTGAGCCAGTACCATAAAGCCAATGCCAAGAATAATTGCCGGCTGTGTCGCTGTTAAATTGCATTGTAGTAGTTAAACCAAAACCGCCTGAGTCGGTGTCTCTAGTTATAGCCCTAATTTGTAAATGCTTGTAACTGCTAGAGATGGCAGTAAACTCAATAGCAGCCTGACCACCTGCTCCAACCGTTACGGTAGCAATAGACTCATAGTCAGTAAGCGGTGCAACTACGCCACCTGTTAGAAGTCCAGCAATTTGATTAGCGATCATTAGGCGATAGCGCCTACTACATACCAGTTATTAGCAGAAGTCTGCATAATTGCGCATGACTTGTATTGTGCCAGAGTAGGGATCGCCGCTACTGCGCCGGCTGAAAGGATAGTTACTCCAACTGCGCCAGAGATCGAGACCAAGCCCACGCCCTTGTTCAGTACTGTAATTACTGTGCCAACTGGGAAGGCTACGCTTGCGTTCGTAGGGATCGTCATGGTTGAGGCAGCCGCGTTAGAGCGGGTTACTAGAACCTGATACTGATCGTCTAGGACAGGCGTGTAAGTCGTGCCGGTCTGGTCGTTAAGGGTGAAGTTGACTAAGCCGTTGTACATAGCCGCGCTAAGGACATCGCCTGTCGATGATGGAAAGCCTGTTGCCATTTATATCTCCTAATACGCCATTATGCTAGTGCCGATTATACCCGATACTGCGCTTCCGATGATGAACCCTTCAACGATCGGTTCGAGAGTTGTTACAGTTACGCTCATGGCATTTGGCGTTATATTCCATGAGAAGCCTTGTGCTTGTAGTGTCTTAACGATCGTTGAGCCATCTGGCTGAATATTAGTGATCTTTAACGGTTGGAAGTAATCGAAGTCCAGCATGGTCGCAGTCGGTACATCTGGATCGAGCAGATCAACCGTCATGGCATCTATGCGGATCGTGGTCTCTTTACGAGTTGCCACATATATCTTGGCGATATTAAGTGTGTCTGCATCTGTCTGCGCTACGAGGTTGGACTCGTTGAGTTGGTGTGGGAAGTACTTGGCGATCGAGGCTGAGTCCTCTGATACCTGCTGAGTGCCACCCACGCGAGTCATGCCAGCGCTGTTGATAATCAACTTATCATCGAAGGCGAAGGTGAGGTTGCTGTAAGGAATGCCAGTAGTCTGATTAAACTCGATCGGAGTATCGCCATACTTCTTGATTACATTGGTACGGTTTAGGAATACTGCTGTGCCTTCATCGTTGATAAAGAACGCGCCCTGCTCTGAGAACTCTGCGTTCTTTAGGGCATCGAGGGCTGTGCGAGAAGTGCCGGGATCTGCTATGCAAGTTGTGTTGCCTGTGTCGATGGTGCGCATGGATGCTGGCCATTGGACTTGATCGAGGATCTTGTTTATTCGTGTGCCTGTGTCCTGCCCGGCGGTTGCGCTTGCGACTGTGGTGATACCAGCCTGCTGCATAAGTCTAAAAGCATCTGAACAGATAATATCGACATAACCTATTTCCTGCCCCTGTGGGTAGGTGTACTTATAGTCTGTCGTATAGCCAGAGAATAGGAAGTAACCAACTCCTCCGACTGTTGCTGAGATACGCAACTTGCGAAGCGGAGTCAAGAAGCCGAAGTAAGGCGAGTTCACATTCTGTGGGTTAAACGATCCGTCTGGATCTATAACTCTGACTGTTGCTGAGCCAGCCTCGAAGGTATCGCGCATGATATTGCGCCCGCGCTTGATGCTTATCTGGCGAACATTGGGAGTCAGATCAACTGTAGGTTCTGGAGTGGTAGTCGAGGCTAGTGTACCTACGCCTAACTTGCCATACTCAGGATCGCCAATAGTAAAGGGATACCCGAAGGTAGCGCCAGAAGTAAAGTCGAACGAGACAGCGATCTGAGCAGGTAGCGTCATGGGCCGAATGATCCGCCCTGACGGAATATCGCAGAGAACTTAGCCGATAGTGAAGCATCGAGCAGAGTATCGCGGAGAACATCTTGCAACTGTTCTTGGGCAATTATCGAACCAGCGTTCACATTGACTGTGAAGTCAACCCCTGCTGCGCTTGTCATAGTTGTTCCTTGCGGCAGCGAGTATTGCTGACCAGTTACGCCGTAGCCTTCAGCCATAGACACAACAGGGAAGGCTGTTGGATTACCGATGCGGCGAACCTGCGCTTCGATCATGTCTAGATAAGACTTCCACGCTGTGAATGGGTTCTTAGCATCTGGAAGGCTTGCAAGGTAAGCAGCTAGTTGCTGTGATAGCCCTTGGCTCTTAGCAATTTCGCCAGCAAGTTTAGATGCCTCTGTTGTGTTGCCGGTGAGGATCGCCAGTTGCAGTTCTAAGCGCTTGCGCTCCTCGTTAGATACTTCGCCTTTAAGCGCTGCGATGATCTGAGTCTGCTGAATGTCGAATAGAGTGCCAGCCTTTTGAAGTGCTGTCTGCTCTTTGATCGCTTTGGTTTGCTCTTTAGTTGTCTTGAGTAAAGCGGTGCGGTTCTTGGCTGCTGCCTTCTCGGCTGCTGCCTTAGTTAACTCGGCTCTGATCGCTGGAGTTATGCCAGACATATCTCGACCGCGGTTCATCTCGGTTTCGCCTATTGCTCGGAAGGCTTGCAAGTCTCCACGCGCTAAGGCTGCTAACTGACCAACTCCAACGCCGAAGCGGCGCACGAAGGTAGCAAGTGCAGTAGAAGTCTTTTCGATCAGGTTAAGTGTGTTAGTAAGTCCACCTTCACCACCGCCGCCTAAGGCTGCAAGTGCATCGAGTAAGCCGCCGCCAATAATCTCCTGAGCATTATTAGCCGATACTGATAAACGCTGAAGCGCGCCAGCATAGGTATCAACTGCAACCGTTGCCTGTCCACCGAATAGACCGTTAATTCGTGTCTGGACTTCCTCAAAGGACATAGCCTTTAGTTCAGCCTGAGTTAAGCCGATGCCGTACTTGGCAAGGGATCTAGTCTGGCCTACATAAGCCTTAGATAAGTCGCCTGCTACGGATACAACATCTGCCCCGCTTGCTGCGCTTAGATCAAGGGCTGTGCGTAGTAATTGCTGGCTCTTAGCGACATCTCCAGTAGTAGTTAATAAACGCTGGAAGGCTGGGCGTAGTTGATCATCGAGGATACCAAACTGCTTCTCAAGATCGGCAATAAAGTTCTTAACTGAAGGATCTGCAAAGGCTAGGCCTAAGTTATCTAAAGACTGAGTTAATACTCTGGCTGCTTTGTCATCTTGGGCAAAGGCTTTAGCGGCGCTGAAACCTGCGCGGCCTAAACGCTGGACGGTGAATAAACCAACATAAGACTTAGCAAGTGTCTTAACCTGAGAGTTAAGGCTAAGGGTTGACTTAGCGGCATCTTGAAAGGCTTTCTTGCCAGAGAATACCGAAGCAATATCTATCTTTAGATCGGCCATTATTTCACCTTAGTCTTTGCTTTGAACTCAATAGCAGAACTGCCGATCGCTTTAACGATCGCTGCTGTTACTTTGCCTTGATCCTCGGCGAATGCTCTGAATATGGCGCGACCAGTCATCTTGCGAGTTGATCGACCTGCTTGGCCTTGTTGTCTTGGTCGAGCGTTAACTAGTTCGCCTGTGGCATTGGCGCGGTCTAGGAACTGCTTACCAGCGTTAGGGTTCAGAGACTTGTTATAGCCTCGGCCGTCCTCACGATATGAAGCAGGTGTGAACTTAGTGCGCTGAAAGGTTGGCTGACCGTTAGGGTTCTTGCGGCCTGCTGTCTCGTAGATCGCTCCGCCGGCTGATGAGTTAATAATCCGTGCTAGAGATACGAAGCCGCGCTTATTAGGCTTAGAAGGGCTGGTCGAGTATTTGACTCCGCGCTTGGCTTCTGACTGATCGTACTTAGGAAACATGCGGTACTTAGCGGTATCTGATGACGAAGCAGCAGAAGTCCAACCAGATAGCATGGCAGTATTAGACGGCATATAACCGCGAGCCTTGTTAGTAATAGGCTTGAGCGCGGCTGCCATTTGCTTAGTAGTTGCCTTGGCTAGATCAGGTTCAAACTCACGAAGGGCTTTGCGGAGTTTATCTGCGCCTTTTAGTTCGACTGGCATCGCTCTGCTCCTTCGCTCTGTCCTTTAGGGCTTGAAGTAAAGTCCTAAACATCGTGTGATCTAGTTCAATTAAAGTCTGAGGCGAGAGTCCAGTCTCTAGCGATAGTCTCGCTACGAGATAGGTGAAGGACTCTCGCGTTACTCCAAAGGGTCGTCATCGAGAACTTCAACCTTAGTCAAAGTTTCCAAGAACGCTTCTCCGAAGGGTTTAACGGTTTCACCCGACCTACGAATAGACTCCCAGCAAAGCCAATAAACATCGCTCTGCTTTTCATCATCTCTAAAGGCTTTATGAAAGCCCTTCTTTGCATATTGCTCGAAGGCGTACTCGATCGCCGGAGTGATCTGGTACTCGTTAACGCTTCCGTCTGCCCTTGTTACCTTTAGTTTTGCCATGCTTTGCCCCTTAGTTAGTTATTACGCTGTTGTTACTGCGATAGTACCGTTGACATTCCAAGTTACAGACTGAGTTGAAAGATCGCCAACTGCACCGTTAATAGGTGTTGTGTTGTTGACCAAGCAAGACATAGTGTAAAGCGGGTTAGTCGCTGATACTGCTGCTGAAGTCTGCTTGACTGTAACAGTTGTGCTAGTTCCCCATACAGTCTGGAGAGTCTGTAGAGTCTTAGCTGATGCTTCATCGTTAAAGAAGTCAATAGTGATAGATGATGCTTCCAAGCCCTTAACGAACTTGTGGCCGCTATCGCCCATCGCTGTAACTTCGAGTTCATCGAATGATCGGTTAATTGTAACTGCGCTTACTAGAGTTGAGAGGTCTACCGCATTTACAGTAAGAACCACTCCGTTGCTTAGATATACTGCCATCGGTTATTCCTCATCTTTCTTAGTTGCTGGTTTAGGTGCTGCTGGAGCGATCTGACCTATCTTGATCAGGAACGCTGCGTTGTCTTTTTCCCATTGTTCAAGGGTCATTTTAACTCCAACTCGTTAGGACTGAGACTTGCAGAGAGCAAGTCAGTAGATCGCCTGATGCAGCATTGAGAACGCTAGGTGCGCTCACATCTCCCACATTATAGACGATCGAGGAAGCAGCTAGTTTGTTAAAGACAGCAACTAGCAGATCCTCAATTCCATTTAGGTTGCCCTCGTTATCGAGAAGCGGTACGAATATATTAAGATTAAAGTTAGCAAGTGGCGCGACAGAATTGCGGCTATTATTAGTTGGGGTGATGTAAGGATCAGATGGGCTGATCACTACGCTGTTAACGATAGGCGTTGCTGGTGGGAATGAGAATACTGAGTACTTAGTGTTATCGACTAGCGCTGCTGCAATAGTTGCGCGAAGGGTTGAGATCGCCGCCATGGTTAGCCAACCATCGAGCCGGGCGCTAAGTAAGGTGCGAGTAATCCGCGAACGCGAGCAAGTAAAGTGTTGCCCATTCTGTAAGGGCTTGGTGCATATCCATCGACTGTAACTCCGCCGCTCGATGGTGCTTGGCGGCTTTGCCAGATGTCGATCGAGATCATTAGGCTTGCTTCTTGGATCGCTGGGATTAGTGCATAGTCCACATAAGTGTCCGCGGCTGCTGAGCCATAAGGGTTAATTGGGTGGTAAGGCGCTGGCGTGTTGTTATTGCCTGTGATCGCGTAAGTAACTGAATACTCACCCACGCCAGTTAGTGTCTTGTTACCGTTGTGTTTCGAACCGCAGCCTGTGATGTTAAGAACTTGTCCAACATAAAACACATCATCTACACGATCTTGAAAGTAAGAAGTGCCGGTGCTTGCAGTATTGCTATGCCCGATTACTGGAGTCGAGTTAGTCCATAGAAAAGGGATCAACACATTATCAGCAGCATCGCAGACGGACTGTAGGGTCGCGTCAGCGTAGAGAGTGCCAACGCCAAGGGCGGTGCGTAACTCTGCAACTGTTGTGTAAGACATTTGATCCTCTTTCTAAAGACTGGAGGGGTAAAAGGGCATTACCCCTCCAGCGACTTAGT